CAATCTGAATTTGCATTTCCTCATCAGCAACATTACTAATAGTATATTTCCCATTAGCTACATTACCTTTACGAGCCATTGTATAACTCTCTTTATCCAAAAGAAATCCTGATTTTTCTATTCCTTCTAAGGTAAGATCAATCAATTTCTCATGTCCCATAGCCCTATATGTTCTTGTGTCTGCTGGCGTGGGAACATTAATTACTTCTTGTTTTTTTACACTGTACGTTTTGATGTCCATCTTCTTTACTTTTTTAAACTGTTTATAAAATCAATTGCTTTATGAATCTTTATTACTTTCTTTCTGTCTTCTGCAAGTTCTTTGGCATTACCTCCCTGGTCTAAATACCATCTTTGATAATCTTGTAAAGCTTCTAGAATAATTTCAATATGTTCTTCCATTTTATTTATCTTGAATAATTTCAAACATTCCTGTTGTTTCAATATCTCCTCTTGTAAATGTAAAGAATGTACCTGAGTCAGTAGATTCTGTTGCATCATCTATAGCTCTTATCATCTCTCTGGTAATAAGAGGAACAGGAATTTCTACTTTCTTTTTAGTTTTCTTATTGTACTCGTTAAAGTATACTTCAACTTTAGTACCATATATATCAATTATCTTACTCATACTACTCTCTTATATGTTCTACAACACCATTTTCATCAGGTAAACCCCATTTTCTTTTCTTATTTTCCTCAAGCTTATTAAAAGCTGCTGTAAGAAGCTCCTCTGCATTAAAACTAGAATGATTTGCACAATCAACTAAGAGAATCAAAACATCAGCAAATTCTTTTTCTAATTCTCCAATGTCATATACTGTATGAACAGATTTACTCCAAAATTTTTCTAATTCTTCTGTAAGTTCTTTAGTCTCCTTTTGAAGATGATAGGAAATAGGAATACATCTTTTCCTGTTAAATTCTCCTTTATCAAATGTCTTATCAGACCATTCACATGTTTCATTCATTAACTTCTGTAGACTTTCCATTATAGTAATTTTTCTAATAGTTTATACATTTCTTCTTCAACATCAGGACTATTTGTATCATCCCTGTATTCTCTATTCCGAACAATCCAATCTCTATCATTTTTTCTAATGGTTATTTCTTCCATTTGTGTTATAGTAGGTGGTAGAGGATTATTAACTGAAAAAGCATAACTCATTAATTCATGTTTAAACTTTTGCATTAAAAATGAAGAGAGTTGAATAGGAGCTTTATTAACATTATCCCCTCCCTTAGAAAGTCGGGAGAAGATAACGTTATGAAGTACATCAATCATTACATTTTTCATTCTACAGGAGGTAATAATTGAAAACTTTCTACTTTAGTCTGATTATCATTCCAATTAAGTTGTACTAATGGATTCTTCTTTTTTCTAGCAAGTGCACCTAAAGAATAATTAATATTACTCTTATTGTTCTCACTACGTAATTGCATGAACTTACGATCTTTAACATATACTGTTTCATTCCCATAGATTTTATGTAATAACTTTATAAAATTTCTTGTATCTTCTCCTAGACTGGTACATGTATCCCATACACTTTTTTTTACTTCTTCAGGTTTATCTGGTATAAGTAGAATTGGCTGCTTTATTATCTCTTCATATTCTGCATTACGAGCTGTTAATATTTCTACTTCTGTCTCTAATTCTTCTATTTTACTTATTAAGGCTTCAACTGTTGAACTTATTATTTGAGCGTCCAATTTTAAACTTGTATTCTTCATATTATTTTTCTTTCTTTTAAATAGTCTTCTATTACTTGCATTCCATGAGCTTTTGCTAAATCAGCCCAATCCTTTATATTTTCCTGGAGATATATTCTGGGAACATTACAATAATCAAAATCAAATATCTTGGTTATTTGTTGAGAATTCTTTACTCCTGGAACATCACTATCAAATGATAATATTTGTCTCTGAGAATTTGTTTTTAAATATTCTACATTCTCTGGAGAGAAACAAGCAATACCTTCATTTTGTACTGCACATGAACAAGAATAAACTTTTTTCATTACCATGAAATCTTTTTTACTCTTATTAATAAATGCAGCTTCACAATTTTTGATATCCTCTTTTCCATCCATCATTGTAATAGGAACATTATTAGGAACCCATTTAGACTTCTTATCAGCAAATGGTCTATAAATTTTCCAGTATCCATCATAGAGATAACCAAATCTGAGTTCTGTAGCATTGAGAGGAAATCTTTTCTTGTTAAGAAATACCTCCTTTAAGGAATAAACATGATTAGCTCTCAAATCATCTAAACTCTGATGATATTGATTCCAATAGTTTAATTCTTCCTTAGTAAATGGTCTAACACTTGCTTGTACAAAAGAATAACGTTTTCCTAAATCTTCTGGTTGCTGATATTCCCCTACTATTTTCTTATAATTACCAACTATTCCTGTAGATATACCTAATTGAAAATCTCTGTCAATTGTTTTTAATACTTCATCCAGAGTAGGAATATTTAGTAAAAGTTTGACAAATGTGAAACAATCTCCTCTAAGATTGGTATCAGTAAAATCTATAAATGATAGGTTTCCATGCTTATTTCCAATTATAAAAGAAGGATTACTTTCAAGATGTCCATCTCCTCTTGTAAATGGTGATATAGTGGCATCATTAGGTTTCCATGAGCTATCAGGCATATAATATCTAAAGATGTCATATTCTGATATTCTTCTCAGGATTGCTTCAGTAGTAAGAGTTACTCTTTTTACTCCAGTTATCATTTTAAAAAAATAAAAGCTCTCCCTATTTCTAGAGAGAGCTTATTAAATAAACAATTAATATTCAGGAGTTTCTGAACTAATAGGTGCATTAGAATTTACAGGATTTTCTTCTGGGACATATTCTTTAATATCCTTCAAAGTAAAGAAATCCTTACATCCATATTCAGGATCAGTAACAGAGAGAACAAACTTCTCATAAGGTTTCAGTTTATCTTTAATCCTTAAAGAAGCAATTACATCTGGACTTGCATAATCTACCAATCTGAAATTCTTCAGACAATATGGAGGAAGGAATGCTTTATTATAAATACCCTGAAACTCTTTCACCTTTGTTTCATCCTCTTTATCAGGTTTTACAATAACAGTAGCTAATGCTATTACATTTGAGCACCATTCTCCATCAATAAGATCAGTAAGATCCTTTACATTACCTTTCATCAACTTTTTCCATTCAAGCTGAAGAGTAGTTTCTGCAGAACGATAATCAAGTTCACCTAACCATGTCCTCAGAAAATTGTATAAATCTTCTTCTCCTACAAATGCTTCACGATAATCCCTAGCTACAAACCATGTAGGAAGATGATTTGGATCATCAGCCCAACTACAACTACCTACAGCATTAATATACTGTTTCTTTCTTATAGGAGAGTCTTCTTTGTTTTCCCTTACTTTATCCTCCAGGAAGAATGTAACTTTGAACCTTTCATTATTCTTAATAGCTTCCAACCAAACATCAATACGAAGAGTAGTATTGTTTCCTACTTTACTTGTTCCCAGATACTCAGTTGCTTTACTATCCTCACTCAACTCAATATTAAAATGCTCTTTGTATTCTTCAGTAGAAGGATTGATAGCAACCACCTTACATTCTACTAAACCAACTTTCTTAGAGAAATCTTGATTTGCTCTTTTTGTTCCACCAATGTTACTCATTTTTCTAGTTTTAAATTATTATTTATTTATACTATTAAATTCTTTTTGCCAAAGCTCTATTTGTTGTACAGGATTTTCTGTATAAGCCCGAATTGCACTTAAAGCCATCCCAATTTTTTCAAAAGGAATAGATTTACATCCAACTCTTACAATACAACCTCTATCAAGAAATATAATGTGAATTTCATGTCTCTTTAATTGTTCCAGATTTGATATTTTTTCCTCATTCATAACTGGTCCGTTACTCATCATCCCACTTACACACCCACCCCCATTACTGGCAGATAGGTTTCCTTCATTTTTGTTCTCCATACTTGTTATTATTTTTGTTTATAAATTTTATCCCAAAATGTTTCAATAGAACCATCAGCACCCTTACTTGAAATAAGCATTTTACCTTCAAGAAAAGGAGCACGACTACCTGCTACAATACTATCATTCTGAACATCAAAATTCAGCCATCTTTCTCCACCATCTACAACTAATTTAGCCATAGTAGTTACCTTGGAAGCAAATATTCTCTTTAGTTGACCTGTAAGAGCAACTTCACTGCCAATTACCTGTTCCTTACCATTATCCTTAATATACTTATCGGCAAGATGTGCAGCCCAAAGTCTATAAGGAGCAATTTGTTTAATCATCTCTACTTGTTGCATAAACCATGTCCTTGTATGTTGATAACCATAGCCTTCAGGAAGTGTTAATACTGACTGAAATTTAGGATCATTAAACTCATAAGGAGTAGGATTATAATTACCATTGGCCAGTTTTTCATGATTGAAATTCTTTCCAATATTACTGTTCATGTAAGCCAAAGTACCACCAATTTCTGATAAATCATCCAAATCTGAAAGACCATCAATAATAAGATATTCGTACTTGCCTTTATTCTCTAGAAGCATCTTTCTATACTTTATATAATTCTGAAAAGCTTCCCATCTGGTAGTTTCCTGACCTGTATAGGTAGAGATTTTTCTGGCAGAGATATAATCATATCCACCTTTCTCAAGATCTAATACAAGAGCATTGTACTGTTCAGTAAATTTTCCTAGAATTGTTCCTTTTCCTGCTTTTGGAATAGAGATTATGACTAAATCTCTAGGAGGTAATAATGTAGCTGCTGTGATCTCTGTTGGTAATTTGAATTCTTCTTTTACTTCGTTCATATTTATTTATTCTTAATGATTACTTATTTGTTCGTCTAAATCTCTTATAGTTTCCATAAGTTCAGTATTAAAACTCTCTAATTCTTCTATTCTTTCTTCAAGATTTTTATTTGCACTTTCTAAACTTTCTATCTCATCTACTAAAGCTCCTATTGTAGCTGTTGTATTATCAATAGTAGTATCTTTTTGTCTCTCCAAATGTCTGTTATTC